CTAACAAAACATTCAGCAGCAGCGTTACCACTTGCTGATGGCAATGTAGATACTGTATATACTGATAGTTTAATTAAAGTTGTATTAGCAGGTACTGATAAAGCAGTACCGCCTACTCTGTTAAGCAATACTATATCACTTGTAGTTCCATTTCCTATAAGTTCTAATCCAAATGTAGGATATGCACCTAATTGACCTTGACCAGAGGTGCTTGGCGCACCTGTGGGTGATGTTAAATTAACATAACCGCCAGATGCATTAATATTACCATTAGATGACAAACTACTAAATACACCAGTACTTGGAGTTGTTGCGCCAATAGGTGTACTATCAAGATGAGAATTAGCAATATATGTAGTACCAATACTGGATTGAGAAATAGTTTTATTACTTAAATTTTCGGTACCAGTTGGTGATGTGTAATCAGTCCCAGCCGTTGCTGTAGTTAATCCAGAACCTGTACCTTTAATCATACCACTTAATGAAGTAGTAACAGTTAATGTACCAGAAGTTGTAACTGGACTATTGGTTACAGTAAAACCAGATGGCATTGATAATCCAACTGAACTTACTCCTCCACCGCCACCACCAGAACCATTAGAAGCTGCGGTTATACGACCATAAGCATCAATTGTTATATTAGCATTAGTATAAGAGCCATAAACTCCAGATATTGGAGATAACGATAAAGTGGTTGTACCATTCCAAGTTAAGCCGGTTAATGTTACTGGAGATACTTTTCCGGTTGCTCCATTTACTCCTAAAATACCACCGCTTGTTGATGTAAACAAACTTGGATTATAATATTGATTATTATTAAAATAAGTAGATCCAGAAAAATTTGCTACATATCCAGAACTAGCATTAAATTGTGCTATTTTATTAAAAGTAAATCCTGAACTTGTTAATGTGGAAGTATCCGCAAAAGTAATAGCAGGACTTGAGCCAGAACCAACAAAGGTAGCTAAAGGCAAATAAGATGTGCCATTTAAATATGTAGTGCTATTAAACACAGCTACACTACTACTAAAATAAGAAGTATCTGGCATTGTAACTGTACCAGTAAATGTAGGATTATTTACTGGAGCACCAGTAGATCCATTAGATGCAGAAGTAACTCTTCCATAAGAATCAACTGTTACTGTAGAATTAGTATAAGTGCCTGAACTTACTCCTGTAGTAGCTAGTGAAACAGTAGCTTGATTAGAAGTGGTAACTGCATTGATTTGTCCACTAGTTCCAAAAACTGCTGTTATACCGCCACCGCCTCCACCACCACCGCCAGCAGTAGTTTGAATAGTACCATCTGCAAAAGTTATACCTCCACCACCACCTGGTGTTAATTTTAAATTATTAAGCACGTTCGTATCTGTACCAGATTGATATATGCCATAATGATTTGTGGCAGTAGGTGCCGAACCAATGTAAAGTTGATAAGCATTAGTAATATTACTAGATCCACCAGAAACAGTACCCAAATCTAATCCGTAATAGGTTAAACCTGTGTAACTGCCGATACTTAGATTAGGCTGAATAAATACACCAGTCATTACTTCGCTATTAGCGTTCATAACTAATGTTGGTTGATCATATATACCAACCGCAGGATTTGAAAATAAACCTGTGCTTGCAGCATAAGTACCAGTAACTGATGCACCTGATCCCAAAACTGTAGCACCACCAATACCAATTTGATTAAATTGTACAGTATTACCTGTACCTATGGGTTGAGGTAATGTTAAAATTACATTACCAGTTATATAAGTACCTGTAGTTCCATTTACATAAATTTCGTTTGGAAACCCTTGTACACCTGTTGATGTAACACCACTATTACTAGTATTTACAGTTAAAGTACCACCACTTAATGCTAAATTTGTACCTAATGCTAATGGTTGTAAACGATTAGATGAATCTACATAAGTTATGCAACCTGTTACTGCTGGTGAAGAATTAATAGTTACAATACCAGATAATGTAGGATTATTTATTGGAGTAGTTTGTGCTAAAACAAAACTTACCACCAATGGTAAAAATAATAATTTTAAGTATTTCATATTATACGTATGCTCTCCAAGTAATTTTGTGGGTTCCGTCTGGTACTGGTGCTGAAAGGGCAACATAAAAATATTGAGTATCAGTTAAATTATAAACAATATTACCAAAGATTGTAGTCAAATTAGATAAAACTAAAGAATTACACATTAAAGTAATATCTATTTTTGTAGGTGCAGTAGCTAAAGTTGAATTGAATGGTATTTTATAAACGCTTGCAAAACCACTAGCTAACATTGCAGTAGTAATAGTAACTGGACTAGATGAATAATCCATAAGTACACCACCAGTAATATTGGATACTGAAATTTGTGCAGATGCCGTAGAATTAGGAAGACCAGAATTGTCTAATTCCATTACATCATTTGTATTACGCAAACGTAGTATTGGCGTAGAACTGTTGATTTCTATAATTCTTTCGTTTGACATGATATTAAGTTCCTAATGAGGTGTATCGTGTATTTGATAAACTTGTAGTTCTTGTGTTTCCGTCACTTAATACACGTTTGCTACCATAAGATAAAATGGTTACATTAATACCAACTCCCATTGGTTTAGGTAAAAATTCTTTTAATAAATCTATACTTAAAGAAGTATATAGATTAGAAACTGCATACGTAAGCGTCATGTCTTGATTGTCCGTAAGGACAACAAAACTAGGAAGCAATAAATTTAGTAAGTCTTGTATTGAAGCCAATGTTCCATTGTTGGAGTTCAATATGATCTGTAATTGTATTACTAATCTATATTGGTCATCATTTAATGCACTATTTGGCAATCCAGCACTATGATACGTTTCCCATACACCTGTAGTATTACTATTTTGTGCGTAATTGCGTAAACCTATTGTATTGCCTGAATTGCTATAGTTTTCAAATCCCCAATATGGTGGATTACCATTTGGATTAATATTTCTATTAACTCCAACATATTGACCAATTACGTCTAATTGTACACCTACCGCCGTATCTACGTTAAAAGCATATAGGATTTGAGTTAAAATATCATCACCTAATGCCTGTTTAGACATTAATGCTATTAGACGCTGGGCATTTGGACCCTGTGAATATTGCGATATAATTCTAGCTACATAGTAATTAACTAATGCTATAAGATGCTTTGTAGGTATTTGTCCTGTAGTTGGGGCACCTGCTGTAGGCCAGCTAGGAGTGACACTAGAATAAGCATCATATACCCCATTGGCAAAAATGGGAAATATGTTATTCTTTGGTCTTACAGGAAATATAGGCATTACGGAGCGCCAGTTAACGTAATGTTAGCAGCAGGTATATTAAATAAATAGTTAACACCAGTTGGTGATACTATATCTAGCCATGTACTGCCATCGATTGATACCTTTGCATTATAAATATAACAATTTGGTGCATAGGTATTGAGTATCGCAATTATCTGACTTGCATCTGCTGGTTGTCCAATAGCGTAAGTCAAATTGGTTATAATATCATTTTTTAATGCTGATGCATTAGGAACGATACCACCAGTAACTGTAGGAGCTATATTACATTTAAAATAGAAAGCTTCTGGTACAGCCACATCAAAATAAATAGGAAAATAAGTATTATCTACTTGTTTAACATTAACTGTTATAGTGTTAGGATTAACATTAACAGTTGGAACTGAGGTATAACCAGTTCCTGGCGTATCAACTACAAATGAAGTAATAGAACCTCCACTAACAACTGCATGAGCAGTAGCTCCTGCACCACCACCGCCAGTAATTGTGACAGTAGGGGGATATATATAACCAGTACCCCCAGATCCTAAAGTAATAGATCCTACTGTTGTACCAGAAAGATTTGCCGTACCTGTACCACCTGTACCTGAATTTGTCTGACCACAACCAGCGTTACGTTTAACGTAAATAATTTGAGCTATTTGTTGCTTTAAACTGTCAGTTAAAGTCGTATTCGTATCTATAATAACCCAAATGCTATGTGGAGGTATACCATTTGTGGTTACATTAGAATCGTTTTCGTATACAACAGCATAGGCAACACCAGGTACTGTTAATAAACCAGCATACAAACCTTGCAAATAGCCTTTACTAGGCAACGAAACTGAAGATGCACGACGTATTCTAAGTGCTGAATCTGATTCTTCAAGTTGTCCTAAAGAAGTATAAATACTAGGATTATTTACAGAACCTACACTGGTAGATACGGATACTATTGTAGTAATAGTATTTATAGCCGATTGTACTGGTCCTTGATTAGCAGCTTGAAACAATAAAGATTGAGGCGTGGAACTAGTAAAAGTATAAGTTCCTGCTAATTGATATATGTTACCAGCACCATCTGATACCGAAAAAGGTGTTAAAGGTTGCTGATCTATTCCATAAATAGTAAAAGGAAACGTAGCCGTACTTGAAGGCGTAACAGTTATTGGTTGTTGAGTATAAGTACCACCTTGTCTTACCACACCATTAATAGCACATCTAGCATCTAAAACTGTACCTACTGCTAAATCAGGATTAAACGAATTATAAATTTGCTGGGCATATTGAAGTACATCTTCTTTAGCCTGTGCAAAAATATTGATTAAATTACTATCTGGGGAATTAGCATTAAGATTGGCACCAGGAAATATGGTAGCGTATCCTGGGAAACTAATAGTTCCACCCACGATTTCGTTCTGGATTTCAGAAATCGACTGTATTGTTAGGCCGTTGGAATCTAAAGTATTAGGAATAGTAATCTAAGAGTAGGAACAACGTCGTTAAACGGAAATCGTTGTCGAACTAGTTAGGTTTGTTGAATAAATCGTGGATATGTTATAAGTTAGGGTCAACTGTCTGGTGTAATTATTGACTGACGTAGCTACAGAATTGATTTGAGTTACTCCATAACAGCTTACTAAAACTGACCTTGTTTTGGTCAAAATGGCGTTTTCAGTATTTAAATTACCTAAAAGATTAATCCAATCTATACCAAAACTAGTATTCCAAAAAGCTTCACCTAATAACGTCTGTAAAGCCGTTTGTATATTTAGGGCTATAGCTTCGTCACCAGTAAGATAATTGCTTAATCCCTGACCAAATTGCCAATCTAGCCCTTGTGGGCTTGTATTGGTGAGAGAAACCTCTCTAAAGATCATTAATGGTGCGCTCATTTAAGTAAGGCTAATACATCTGCAGCTAATGCTGGAATTGTAGTAGATTGTATTGTTGTTAAAGCTGTTATTTCTGGGGTCAATGCTCCACCTACATTTAATGTATTTAAAGCCAAAATTAAGTTATTATTTATACCTGTTAACGTATCTATTAATACATTAAAAGTTGTTAATAAACTAGTTACGTCATTTTTGATTCCTACACGACCACTACCTAAAGAAATCATAGGTTTTCCTGTACCACCGCCATAAAGTTGTACATCTGTAGTTGAATAACTATCTAAAGGATTAACTTGGGATCTTAAACCTACAATAGCTACTGCATCGCTAATATCGTGCATACGTACAGTATTAGGCGGTAAATTGGTTTGTCCTGAAACTACCCAATTATCTATATCTCTATCTATAAATACTAATAAGCAAGTATCACCAGGACTTATAGGAAAAGTAACTGCTCCACCCCCACCGCCTAAACACAATACTGGTACTTCATAAAGATGCGTATAAGGCACAGATGTTGGATTTGCACCAGATACTGTTTGAGATGCTACAGTTTCACCACCTGTGGTAGTGAGTCCAGTTGAGGCAGATTGAGTATAGCCTATAACCATCTGCATATTAATTGATACAGTAGCTATTTGTTTTGCAGCGTTAAAACTTACTATTGTAGCGGTTTGGGCACAAAACAAACCAGACAGTATTTCACTTCTTAACTGATTAAACAAAATCCTAAGATCTGGTTTAGTAGGAGTTAATGGTGTAAGAATATTTGTTTCTGATGTAGGTATAGCCATAACTCAACTTGGTAAACTTAAATTGCCTGTTATAGTTACAGGTGTTGTGCCTGCATAAGGCTTATAAAGATCTAATATTGTAATAAACTGTCCATTAACACTAGGTGATACTACACCTTCATGCTTAATGCCATAAATAGGGTATATTCCATTGTACGCAGGATTTTCTGTACTATTTAATTTTACTAATTGTCCAATGTAAAAAGATGGTTCAAATAACATCTTACATACCACAGATGAATTATCTGTAGGCATTGGCACATCTAATAATCCCGTTGCTGAACTAATTTCATAAGGTTTTTCAGTAGTTAAAAAACCCTCGTTTTTACCCATTACTCTTAACTGAGATAAATCAATCGTAGCGTTTAACTGATACTTATCTAATATGTTTTGTATTTGAGTAAATGTAGGACCTACAAAACTTTTTGGTCTTATAAATTGTATATCTGGAATAGTACCAAAAAGAGGCGTTGGAAATGCAGTAAGTAAATCGCTATTTAAATCAATTAAAGCCTGTTTTAAAGTAGTTTGTGGATTAGTAGTAAAATTGGAAAAACTATTAGAATACATAAAAGAATTATCCTTACAGGTTAATTCAGTAACTATGTTATTTCTACCTACACGATAACTTCTACCAATCATTACTTGACCATTAAAAATTAATCCTTGATTTCCTAATTCATAACCAGCCCTTAATTGTATGGGTACATAAAGACTTTGCGTATAATAAGGTTTTAATAATTGGTTTCTTTGTTCTTCAGATAGATTATAAAGCTTAAATGTGCCAGTATTAACACTAGACATAAAAGCCCTATCTATACTAAATTCTAAAGAAATTGGTAGTGTTATAGATTGTGAAGCTGTTGTTGTAACAGTAAAAACGCCTTTGTCTGTCGCACGTTGTTGATTACTTGCGATAGTTTGATTAAAACCATAATTAGGACCAGGCGTTGATTTAGTTACTTGAGTAACTGGACCAATAGGTGGTACTCCTACAGTTAAGGTATATGTACGATTAAATTTCAATTACCTACAAAAATTGATGTTTCCAGTGCTTTAACTTGAGTTTGTGTTAATATAAACAGTTGCGCATATCCATCTGAAAAATCACTTATATTTAATGGGTCATAACCATCAGATGTTGTACAACCTAAACCAAAAGGTAGTATATACTGATATTGTCTTAATAAATTAGGAAATACAGTTATTCTATTACCATTTACTTTATATGCAGGATTTGAACCATTCCATGTAACATTAAAAAACCAACCTTTTTGATTGGTTTCGTAGTACATATTAATAGTAGCTATAGTTCCATTTACTGTAGAAATGGAAAAAGTCTGATTTAAATTATTTGTTATGCCAGTGATGTATTGCATAATTATAAGTTATAGATTGCATCCCATCCTACTGACGATAACGAAATATCATCGCCACCATTAAGTATACCAATTAAACTAGCTACTTCAGTTTGTGATTCTTTTTGTATAGTAACCGCAATTTGATTATCGCTGTTTGTTAATTCAGCTAATGCAGTATTTAATACATCGTTAATAGATGAAGATAACCAACCTTGTGCTAGGCTTTCTACTTGCTGAATAGTATATGGTACTGTACCAGCAGATCCTGAATTTACAGGCATTGTAGCCTGTATTTGTGCAGCAGAATTTCCTGCTAATGTATTTTGATCAATTAAACTTTGACCTAGTATTCTTACTTTTTTAAACGTAACAGTAAAATCAGTTATATTAGTAGTAGTTTCATTTTGAACTGGTTCTACTGATTCAATAGCCATGCTACTAAATATACCCCAAGGCGTTTCTACAGTAAAAAGCACACGACCTTGCCACAACTGATAAAGATAACCAAATATTAACGCTTGTTTATTACCAGGATTATTAGCTACGGAACTGTGTCCTAAATAATATGAATAAACACTATTACTTTTTGCAGAGCTATATGACACTACGCTACTTTGTGAACCAGATTGTGCTTGATATGTACCTTGTGTAAATACTGGTTGTAATGGTCCATTTAAAGGCAATGGATTAACAATTTGTGTAGGTGCATTAGTAATTATAGGTAAATTATAAACTAAATCACCTGCAGAACCTTTAAGAGTTACTTTTTCTGGCGATAATGAAATCTGATCATGTATCGCAGTATTATCTTCTAAATAATGATCAGTTATTTCTGATTTTAATTCTGCTCGCTCTTGACCACGTATATCAAAAGTTAAACCACCAATACCACTAGGCAATGGAGATGGATATACATAAACAGTATTAAAATTAGTTAATGCTGCTGCAGTTTTTGTTTCTTGTGCAAAAACGCTAGATGAATCTGTAGGTACTACGTTTGTTGCCATATTAATATTGTGATGAAGCTAAACTAGATTGTGCAGCTAAACCAGCTAACTCTGTATTCCAGAATGTTTTTACTACATCAATAAACTTTTCACCAGCAACCTTACCATCGCCACCATGATTTGTTTGATTTACAGTTAAATTAATTAGCTGTTGTTGTGCTTGTGCTAATTTAGGATAGCTATCAGGTATAGTAAATAAAGTATCTGGATTTTGTAATTTATTTAATTCAGAAAAATCTAGTCCCATGCCAATTTTAAAAGACGATTTAAATATAGGATATAATTCGTTTATACCTTTTAATATTTTATCTACAACATTTGCGAAGTTAGTAAGTGGCACTACCAAATCTTTTCCAATAGTTGTGCTTAATAATTTTGCTTGTAAATTAATATCACCCCAAATGGTATTTATTTCTTTTAATTTGTTTATTTCTTCGTCTGTATAACGAGCAGCACTTTCTTGTTCTGAAGGATCAAATTTGCCTGCTCGTATCGCAGCATAAAGATTTGGATCTTGAATACCTAAACCTTGTGCTGCTTGAAATGCTATTGGTGCATTTATACCAGAAGATTCTTTAAGTGCTTTGTTTATTTTGCTAAATGCAGTATAAACATCTTGTGTGGGGTCTATACCTAATTGAGAAATCCAAGGATTAGTACTACGTTTTAAAGCTACATCAGTCATTATCTGTTGTAACCTCATTATCGTAGAAGTCATTTCATCTGCACTACTACCAACTTTAATTGCTTCTAATTGCCAGTTTTGTAATACATTTGTAGATAGACCTGTGCTTAAACTAAAATTCTTGAGATTGTTTCCAGTACTAATTGTGGAACTTGAAATCTTATCTAATGCTATAACTGCACCTGCTATTACTGCTCCAGCAGTTAAAGCTTCAATTCCTAATTCACTAAATGCTATAGCTAAATCATTAACATCAGCTTTACCCTGATTTATCTTATTAAATGATTTTACATTTTGTTCGTAAGCTTTTTTCTTAGCAGCCTCTTCTTTATCGTATGCTTTTTGCATACGTTTACGAAAATCTTCTTCTGCTTTAGCTTGCTTTTCTTTTTCTCTAAAATCTTTATCTCTTAATTCTTTTTCGTACTTATATCTTTGTACGTGACTATCTTTTTGCTTACCAGCTTCTACTTCTTTATTTTCTAATACTTCTGGTTTCTTTATCTCAATATTAGCTAATGAGGTAAGTTTCTTTTGTACATCACCTAAAGATGAACCTAAATCTTTAGCTGCTTTTGCAGCCTCTTGTAATTGCTTAGTTACAGCATTAAGCGCTTCAGGATTATCTACTTTGAATCCTAATTTTACAAAGAAGTCTGCAATCTGGCTCATTTCTTATTTTCCTTATTAAGTTCGTATTCGGTTTCAGTGCTTTCGGCCTGACAGATATGAAAGTACCATGCGTCTAAGACCAAATCAGTAGGCATCTGCAAGATTTCTTGCAAAGTACCTACTCCCTTTAAGTTTAACTGTAAAGCTATCCGAACCTCTGGACTTAGCTCATCTCGGACTTTTGCCCGTTGCCACTTGGAATCCCTTTTTGGATTGATGACAGCGATGCGAGGTTTTTGAAAAAAGGGGCTAAGTTCAATGTAGCCACCTCCCAAGCTACGAGAAGGAAATCTGGACGATTGTCTTCAGAATCAAAGGTATTTGCTGCTATTCTTGTAGCAGTAAAATCTTTAATTCCTTTGAAAGTGCATGACATCATACACTTCCATATAGCTTCTTGTACGTGTTCGGATGTCCCAACTTTAATTACTATATCTTTAAGCTGGGATGCTTCTAGTTGAAACAGTGTGCTTAAATCAAAAGCAGCACCAGGTTGGCCTATAGGAACTCCAACGAGTTCTTTAAAGACTGCATTAAACAATTTCATACTGTCGGAGAATCCAGCTAACTGGAATCCTAGAACAGCACCGCTAGATAGGGGAATATCTTTCATTGTAATTTAATTAACCGATTTGACGTGTGCCAGCAGCAAACTTGAACTTCCAGATTGTTACACCTTGTTCAGTTTCGCCTTCTACGTTGCTCTTAACTTCTGGTATACTTGTTGGTACACCACCTGTTAAAAGATAAGTATCGTTTTTTACATTGCCTTGACCATCACCAACACGCTTTACTAACTGTAAAGTTAATAGAGGGAATGATGGTGGATCTTGGAAGAACAAACGCTGGAATGAATTAATATAAGAATCGTTATTGCTACCACGTATTAGGCGTAGCGTACATTCCGTCAACTGACCAAGGGCACTAAAAGCAATAAGAGTATTGCCATTCTTACCTGGTTTAAATTGAGCCGTTTCGTTAGGAAATGTAAGTGAACCTACATCGCCATCTGCGAAATCTGTGAGTAATGTACCGTTTAACAGAATTGTGTCGTTACCGTTGAGTGATATGTCAGCCATGACTAATTAAGAATTAAGGGTTGATAAAGATGATTCCGTTAACGCTCTGAATAGCTCCAGCAAACTTAACACCAATTTGAACTAATGGAGCGACTCGGTTTTGACGTTGTGCTTGTAATTGTTGAGATACAGGTTGCGAATAGATGTAATAACCGAAATCAGCAATATTGCGGATTAAATCCACAGGATTACCAAAGGTTGTTGCAGTCCATTGACCAGGAGCAAGGAATCCATTAGCTACTGCCTGATTAAGAACATTTGTCATAGCTCCTTTTAATGCAGTCATACCAGATTCTGTTTGTGGAATTTTAGTAGGTGTTTGAGCTAAGAAGTTAAATGTAGTTGTTTGTAATGTATTGAGCAACCAAGTCATGTTGAATACATTATCAGCATAACCATTTGCACCAGTTGAAATAGTTTCTGGAATACCTTGAATTGAGGTATAGAAATCAGTTCCAACCACTTGGCATTGTGCATAAGTTGTAGAATCAATACCGCTATCAGCTACTAAGCTACTACCAGGTTGAATACCTGTTAATTGCTTAAAGTTCATTGTAATTGTCGTGTTACTTCCATTGAAGTTTGTGGACAATAAACGTGAAGCATAAGCAGCAGCAAATAAACGAGCAGCTTGGGCACTTACTGTATAAAGAAGTGTACGTGTTTGCTGATTGCCTGCAGCAAATACTTGATAGCACATACCCTGTGGTGAACCACTAGAATAAAGATCTGATTTATTATTTGTTGGAGCAAATAATAGTGTCTTTGGCGTTAATGCTTGTACTTCATTAGAAGCAGCTACGATTTCAGAAACGTTAGGATTATATGCACACCAGCAAATACCACCTGTGTAAATTAATTGAGTGATTGCAAAGATAGCTGTTGAAAGCGTATCAGCACTTGTCATTGGATAAATTACCAACTGACCACCACCAGAAAGAATGTTTGGTGATTGGCTAAATACTTCTTGAGCCATTGCATAAGTTTCTGAACCTGTACCGAAATCAAGACCTACTTGAATTGGATCAGTATAAACTCTGTAGGTACTACCAATAATAATTGTTGGAACAGTAGCATAATTAGCACCACCATTAATAACATTAATTCCAGTTACTACACCACTAGAATTTACAACTGCTGTACCAGATGCAGGAGTGATTGTATTTCCTGTGGTTGGTGTACCACCTACGAAAAATACTGTTGGTATATTTGTATAACCAGAACCACCACTGCTTATTGTAATTGCACTTAATCCTAATGGAATAGCACCACCAGAAAGTGAACCAGTTACCGATGCTACTGCACCATGACCAAAACTTGAATATGAAGGACCGGAAGAAGATGGTGATTCTGCCGTAATAATAGCCAACGAATTTACGTTGTACGCTGGAACACCTGAGCCAGGTTGTTCAACGGTGAAGTTAACGAAGTTATTAATTGATAGTGACATGATTTATACGATTAAGGATTTGTGATTACTTCCGGCCCCAAATATTGATCGTAATAATCAACTGGTACCGTCCGAATGAAGGCTGTTAAAACATTAAAAGTTATAGAATAACGTGTAAGTCTTGATGCTCCCTCGACATAGGAAGTATCGTTAAAAGAGGTTGGTAAATTGCCGATTGTGAACCCATATTTTTCTTGTAGTTGTTCAGCCCTCGTTGAATTTAAAGCAAACAATATTTCTTGTCTTCTTGCTCTAGCATCATTGTTCCTAGACATAATTTCTATCGAATATATCTGCTGAACATTTTGAGTTTGAACCTCATTTAAAACTACAGTTTCTGGTTCACCTACGACAGTAGAAGGTATATAACCGTTTTGATAAGATATACTATGACCGTAGATTTTATCTCCCAATAATCCTACAGCTACAAATATAGTATCATCTGGAGGTATAGGTATACGTTGATTATATGTAACTACATGATTGTTATCAAGTTGCAGTTGATCACGTATCAGTTTTACCAATAAATTAATTATTTCAGGTTTCGGTTGCACTATTGTAGTCCTCCACCAGTCGATATTTAAAATAACCAAATCGTGACCAATTCCATTTATGTACTACACGATAAATGACATTATCAATGACTACTTGGTCATTAGGTGTCATTTGCGGATCTGTTACACAATAAAGGTTTGAATGTCTCCACGCACGTTCACCTTCAAATTTGAAATTAAGTTTTTGACCTACTGAAGCAGTAAGAAAACCCTGTGTTTTAAATTGATAAGATACTGTTACTGCATCGCCATCTTGTACTCTTACACGATTGATAAGCATTGTTAATGGTTGTGACCATCCGCTTACTGTATAACGACCTTGAGGCGCAGTATTAGTATGAGTTAAATTGATTTTTCCTGCTCCTACAATAGGGCCAGGATTTGTTGGAAATGTTTGTGTAGGTGTAATCATTTAACCACCTCATAACCAAATGAAGACTCTAATTGTTTAGAATCTATTAATATTAATCTAGAAGGACGATTATATCTTTTTCTATTAGCTATAGTAGCTTCTGATAATTCTACCCAGCCTGTTGGTATACCTTGAGATTTAAAATTATCATCTACTAATTTTACTGCCGTTTGACCTACTACTTCCAACATTCCATAAATGCCAGATGTGACAAAACTATCTTTCCACGTCGTTTCAGATACATTGTTTAATCTTGATCCCATGAGTGTCATCATAGGTTTTCTTAAGATTGAACGCATTGGTACACCTATTCCAAATTCATGCTTATAAGCTATCTGTGAATTAGTTAATTTCCTGTCTTTAGGATATACAGGTGTACGATTATTGCTTTCAGCCATTACTCCAACTTTAACGGCTAATTTACTTTTAGCTTTTAAAGCCTTGGTAAGACCTTTAAGCTCTTCGGTGTTTAATGTAACCGTAGTTTGCATGATAATTACTACGGTAGCGTTTCTCTAAAAGCTACAAATACGTTGGCAATTAATTGAGGACTGATTATCTGTAGATACATTGCACCATATCTAGTTTTACTAAAATGTGAGAGCATTGGGTCCTGAGCTATCCGTTCTGGGATTTGAAATCCTTCAGTTACGGAGTCGATGCTTTTGGATACAGTCAGCCAACTATATTGACTGCCCATGCCCTCCTGAGCAGCCAAGAGCTTTTCCACTAGCTGGTGCGCTGCTAGATATAGGAAAGCCCGACTAAAGAACTGCTGTGTCGGAAATAGAGCTTGGT